CGCCGCCGATACCTCTAACACGAAGGTATTGCCAGATCATTCCACACATTAAAATACAATTACCAAGTGAGGTATTCATATCCCCACTCATCCTAGTTCCATCGGTGGTATATTTAATAATGCCATCAGGGGTGTAACCAACACACCTGTTCTGTAATTGGAACTGCAGTAATTTGTCGAGCTTGTGGCGATCTTTCTTGTTGGCGAAACAGTCTAGGTAAATGGAATGTTCAAATTTCAATGCTTCTTGTGATACATGTTGATCGAAACGCGATGCGTCCAAACCAACAGCCACAGGATCATTAAACATTTCCCACTTCTCTTTCATTAACTTAGCTGTCTGATGAATGTCATATCCTTTCATAACCGTAGCATGCCCAAACAATGATCCAATCGATTTGAAAACTTTATGCTCAATTTTCTTAAGGTACCTGCCCACCCTAATGTTATACTTGGGGCTTCTTGGGGAGATGACTCTCGGTACGGGATCATTCTTGGTCGTTCTATCTGTTTTCTCGTTCTTAACGAACACATGAACCGCGGCATCTTCTTCAACAGTACTATGGCCCTCACCAAGTTCTGTTAAAGCCTGTTGATAAATTTCTTTCTTGCGGCCCTTATATGATTCCACAAACTGGTTGTGGGTCAACGGGGCGGTCTTAGGCAGAAATTTACCAATAGCGGATCTAAACTCACCGAGAGTAGACCCAAAATGTCCCGGAACAGGTTTCGGGGGAGGCCCATACCCTGATGAACTTTCATTCTTCACGGTAAAGACTCTCTCCTTAACTGCTCGTTCAAGCACGGTCAACCTATGATTAAATGGTACAATCTCTAGATCCGGTGAAACTAGAGACACACGCACATATTGTCTACTTTTAGGTATCCCAACCTTGGTGTCTATCTGCAAAACGGTGGGGGAAAGTGTGACACCCGATTTTCCGCAGCCCCCACCAGATAACAAGATTGGGCACCCCTATTGAGGAGGGTCTCCCCGCCGAAGCTGGAAGACCTTACCCCAAGAGGAATCATTAGTTCTTTCTTTCATTGCCTTGGTTTCCATTAGGATTCGCATCCTCAAGAAATCTTTGGTGGGAACGAATGACAGAAACAATGCCCTATCAATGGCAATATTTTTATCGCACGTGCGCAAGTCCACGAACTGGTTTTCGAGGTACTTTTGTAACCATTTCCTAGTTACCAGTATATTAGCTGGGGACATCGGTCTATCCCCAAACTTATTGTAAGCAAGTTTGGCAACTGCCGCAGAAAAATTCGATTTTTGTTGTTTC